ACATCCAATTTTGGTCAATCCGTCTTTTATACCTTTGTATCAACGGCAACCGGCATCCCTTTGGCGAATCAAGAATATATGATCAACAGGATGTGTACGAAATTGACTTCGCTGAAGAGATTGACTTACTGGATGAGCGTGAACAAGCCGAAGGAATTGAACTTGAACGAATCAACAAAATAAACCAAGTCACAGAATCAGCATATTTCTATGAAAGGGAGTTATTCAAACTATGGTGTTCAGGAATGTCAGCAAGGGCAATCCATAGAAAGACCGATATCTCCGTTCGTGAAGTGCTGCGAGTGATTAAACTAATGAAAGAAAGATGTATAACGAAATAATTGGAATCGCTTGTTTAAGCATTATAATCGTAAACTTTGGCAAACCAGCCGATCTATTAAAACGCTATCTGTACGGTAGTGACTATTCCAAATGGAAGCGAATGAAACCCCTTGACTGTGCTTTCTGCTTGTCGTGGTGGTTGGGTTTGTCCTTTTTCCTATACACCTATGGTTGGGTGGGGATACTTTATGCATCCATCGCAACTGTGATTGTCGCACTCCTTGAAACAAAACTATGAGCAATATCGAATTTATACTATCACTACAACCGTTGTACGACAATTGGAAGAAAACACAAGTATTTGCACCATCACCGGAACAAGGCGCAATCCTTAACAATGTTCACCGTGAAATCTTCGGGAGGAACTTGCCTAATTGCAGTACTTGTGTGACGGAAGCCTTGCACTCACTTTTGATATGGGCTAACCAACAACAAGAAGCCATCACCAAAGCACAACTTGCCGATGATGAACAGAAACCAAAGAGGAGAAGAAAGAATGAAAGCAATCCTTGAGTTTGACCTTACTGAAGAACGAGCAGAGTTTGATATGGCAGTCAACGGATACAAATTCTCTCTTGTTGCTTACTATTTAGACCAGCACTTGAGAGGATTAACGAAATACCCCCCGGATAACCAAAGCGAGGATACCTACAAAGCATTGCAAGAGACAAGAGACAAACTTCACCAACTGCTCAATGAGTACAATTTGGAAATATGAAGAAACACACAATGGTATATTTCAAACACTTTGGCTATGACATCAGCTCATTCATAGATTGTGAGGTATGTGGTAGGGTTGGCAACGACCTTCATCATATTGAAGCAAGGGGAATGGGAGGTACAAAGACAAAGGATGTCATTGAAAACCTAATGTGTTTGTGCAGAGAATGCCACATCAAATATGGTGACAAGAAACAATACAAGGAGTGGTTGAAATCCATTCACGAACAAAGATTGTCAATGGTAAAATAACAGCGAAATAACAACGAGAGCAATGGCAAATGAACAGAACTTGAAACCATTCAAAAAAGGTGGAGATGAAAGGATAAATCTGCAGGGAAGACCGCAGAAACTCATCACACAAATGAAGGAGATTGGATACACCAAATCCCAAGTTGAAGATACGATGTTGTCTATGTTGTCGCTTGGGCGTAAGGAACTGGAGAAGATAGATCGTGGGGATGAGTACACGATAATGGAACGCACCATTGCCGGTGCATTGCTGAAAGGTCACGACAAGAACTCCCTGTTTAACTTGGAGATGTTGCTCACACGATCACAAGGCAAACCAAAAGAAACAATCGACCAAACGATAGAAAGTAAAAATTTCACAATAACTTTGAATTTAGATGAGAGCAAGTTGGAGAGGTGATGACAAACTACCACCACAAGACGAAGATATTCAGTTGGTAGCAACAACGGATGGGAGAATAACTTTGGCAAGGTACTTCGATGACCTATGGGTTGAGGAGTACAGCAATGCAATTATTGATGTGGCATATTGGATGCCAATCCCTGTACTTCCTAACGAATGACATCACAAGACAAAGCACAAGAAATCAAAGAATCGTTCAACAACTCGTTGACGGTTAAGGATTGCTCATTGGTTGCAGTTGACCAAATCATTGAGGCGTTGTCTCATAACTCGTGGCAGAATCGCAATGAGTTGATGTTCTATTTGGAGGTCAAAGAAATACTGCAAGAACTATGAGAGTAATCCAGTCGGGACATCTTGGTGATTTGATCTATTCACTCACGGCAACCAAACGAGTTGCAGAGTTACACGGTGCGGTAGATTTTCACATCGGATTCCGTGAGCAGAATACTGTTTCCGGTCATCCAAGCGGTGGATACTGTATGAACTTAAACTCATACGAATATATCAAACCATTACTTGAGCATCAATCCTACATTAGAAAGGTTGAGATGCACTCGCACATTGATATGGGGTATGACTTTGATAAGTTCAGGCGATACGGATTGAATCTCGCTGCTGGTGATTTGAGACGGAATCACTTTCTTATCTATCCTGAATTGATCACCGACCTTCACGAACCTTGCATTGAAGCGAGTGAACCGATTCCATACTTTGCGGACAAGATTCTCTTGAACTTTTCTGCTCGTTATCGCAATCACGACATCAACTATTTCCCATTGAAGGAACACAAGTGTGTTTTCTTTGGATACGAATCCGAATACATCGCATTCACCGAGAGATGGCAGTTGGATTGTGAACTATTGAAATGTCAGGATGCTTTGATGTTGGCAACCATTGTCGGCAGTTGCAAGGCGTTCATTGGGAATCAGTCAAGCACCTACGCCATCGCAGAGCAGATGAAGGTAAAACGATTGCTTGAGGTATGCGTTCACTCACCAAATGTTATCCCCGTAAACAATGGCTTTGACTATTTAACGAATCAAGGTTTTAATTACTTACTTAATACCCTATGAAACTCTTAATACTAACAGACGGAATCAATGGTGTGGTTTACCATCGCATCTATGCACCACATTTGAGAATGCAAATAAACGGAGAAGCGGAGGTGGATGTGTGCCAATCACAAGCCGAATGGATGACGGTTGACCTTGCACCATACGATGTGATTGTATTCTCACGATGGCTTGGAAAGAACCAGTACGATGTCTTAAAACGAATCACGGATGCTGGGAAGCCTTATGTGATTGATGTGGATGACTATTGGGTGTTACCAAAATACAATCCAGCATACTGGGCATATCGCAAAGGGATCAAGAACTCCATCAAGGATGCCATCAACTATGCGGATGCGGTATTCTGCACAACTCAAAAACTCGCCAATGAAGTGAGGACAATCAACGAGAATGTCTACATTGTGCCAAACTGTTTGGATACATCTCACAACCAATGGAAGCAACCAAAGGAGAAGAACGAGAGAGTGAAAATAGGATGGGTTGGTGGAATCACACACGAGGAGGATTTGAAGCTCATTGCCGATGACATAAATTCAATGGATGTGGATTTCTACATTTGCGGGTACACTCCGAGTGATCATTGGAACAACATCGTGAAACTGATTCCAAAAGCCAACATCGTTCAAGGTACTTCGGTATTTGAATACGGTGAGGTATACAAGCACTTTGATTTCGTACTTGCACCCCTTCAGGACAACCACTTCAACAACTGCAAATCGGAGTTGAAGATTGTGGAAGCCGCTGCCTATTCTATTCCCATTATCTGTTCAGCGGTCTACCCATACTTATACCACACCGGAAATGATGGTGTGATCTTCGCAACCAAAAATAACTGGAAGGCATCCATTGAGAAACTGATTGATGCTGGTCATTCGGTGAGACGGTCAATGGGAGAATCAAATCGCATCTATTGTGAGACATACCACAACCTTGAACTGCACAACTTGACAAGATTAAGTGTGTACCAAAGTTTATGCAAATAACCTACCAAAGACCATATGTCACGAGTTATCAAAAAGACATCCTTGATTGTGATGCTCGTTTTACCATTACTGCTGCGAGTACAAAGACGGGCAAGACGGCATCTCACATCATTTGGTTATTTGAACAAGCGTTGAAGTGCAAGGACAACCAATCTGTTTGGTGGGTTGCACCGGTATACCAACAAGCGGAGATTGCATTCCGAAGGATGAAGTCACAAGTCACGGACAAGAACTTCTTTATTAGCAACGAAACCAAACTTTTGCTCACTCTTCCAACGGGTGCAAGGATAGAATTCAAATCAGGTGAGAAGCCTGACAACTTGTATGGGGATGATGTGTATGCTGCGGTGATAGATGAGGCATCAAGGATGAGAGAGGAGAGTTGGTATGCTATGCGTTCAACCCTAACTGCGACACAAGGCAAGTGCAAACTGATTGGGAATGTCAAAGGGAAAAAGAATTGGTTCTATAAGTTAGGGGAGAGGGCGAGAAGCGGTGAGAATGAGTATAAGTATTTCAAGATAACTGCATATGATGCGGTCAAGGAAGGCATTCTCAAACTTGAAGAGGTTGAACAAGCCAAACGAGATCTCCCACTTCACGTCTTCAACGAGTTGTATTTGGCAGAACCAGCCGATGACAAGACAAATCCCTTCGGAATTGATGCAATCCGTAGTTGTTACAAGCCAGTAACCAACAAAAGTGTTGTGGCTTGGGGTGTGGATTTAGCGAAGTATTCGGATTATACGGTGATCATTGGGTTAGATGCGATGAATTGTGTGGCATATGTAGACCGATTCCAAGCGGATTGGTCGCAAACATTGGCAAGAATTACGGCATTGATTGGGGTAACTCCAGCATTCTGTGATAGTACCGGTGTGGGAGATCCTATCGTTGAGCAATTGCAACGAAGCCATCCCCGAATCAAAGGATTCAAGTTCACATCACAGAGCAAACAACAACTCATTGAAGGCTTGGTCATCAGCGTACAAAATCGGGAGGTGTATTTCCCTGAAGAACCGATTGGAAGTGAGATGGAGAACTTTGAATTTGAATACACAAGAACGGGTGTGAGGTATACTGCACCACAAGGGTTGTTTGACGATTGCGTGATGGCTTTGGCTTTGGCAGTTGACTGCAAGAAACACAATAGACCGGGAACTTTTTATTTTGCTTAAACCGTTACAAATTGAAACGATATGAACTGGAACAACATAACCATCCACCAACTGCAAGAGATTCACTCTTGTCGTGATATGTCCAACATTGAACGGACAATGAACATCCTTGCCATCGTTAACCATTGGTCAATGGACAAGGTTGAATCAATGCCGATTGATGACCTAACAAGAGAGTTCAAAAAGTTGGAGTTCTTGAATGAGCTTCCAAACCGTCCTGTGCAATTTATGTTCAAGCACAAAGGCAGATACTTCCGATTGGCAAAAACACCCAATGAGATTTGCGGTCATCACTTCATTGAACTCCAGCAAGTGTTCAACGGAGATACGATTGAAAGCCTTCACAAGATAATGGCATTACTTGCATACGAGGTGGATTTCTTCGGCAAGTCAAAGACCATAAAAGATGCTCAAGCACACTACCAAGACAAGTGCGATTTGTTCTTGTCAATGACTGTTCCGCTTCCGTATTCTTACTCGCTTTTTTTTTCGGCAGTTTATCCGGAGTTATTGAAAACTATCCAATCCTATTTGATCAAGGAGATGGAGAAGTTGAACAAGGAGATAACGTCAGTCCGTTAGGTTGGTTGGAGTTGGTTGACAGAATTGTCAAAGGAGACCGTACAAAGTGGGATGCCATTCTCACAATGCCGTTGATTGAGTTCCTGAACACCATTGCATTCTATAAGCAGAAAACAAAGGAGAGACAGAAGCGAATTGAACAAGCAGCGACAAAAGGATTCAATGCCTATGTTGTGGCTTGTCTGCACGAGATGTTGTAACAAATAGTAGTGCAAATATGTTACGGCAATGTTGCAAATTTTTCCACTTTAATCGGTAGTTACCCGAATAACTGCATGAAATTTTCCAGTATATTCATTCATAAAAGTCATTTGTTGCGATAAGTATTGGGAATCACTACTGATTGCAAAGTATTTATGTCTGATTTGTCCATCATAACTATATGCAATTGGGTATAATGTGTTATATATCGGACAAATTATATGCTTTTGCGTACTATAAGGGACATTTGGAACGCATTCCAACGAGTGCTATTTTTGTACGTGGCATTATCTATCACTCAACAACCCAACAGTTATCACCCAGCATTCAATGACACGAACTTCGTGATCACGGAATCTTCAGGTGGTATCTACACAAAGGACAATTTCAAGTTCATTGCCGATGTCAAGGTCGCATCAACTACCGTGGCAAAACTCAAAGCACCAATTTATTTTGGAAGTACGAATAAAGGGGTGTTCAACATTGGGCGAATCTTGGAATCTTATGTGACAAACAATTGGGAGTTCACAGATTCATCACCAAGCGGATGCGTAAACTCATTTACAGATTACGAGGTTGAATTTGGGTATGAGTACTCACCATCAGCAACGGGAACAATCACCGAATACCTTGACTTGACTTCAGCAACTGGAACGGTTTGGAACGCATCATTGAATCCGTTTGATTTGGTGACTTATGCTGAAGGGCAATATCTCGCCACATCCACATCCGCAAAGTTCTTGACCAATGTGAGAACACGAACCATCCACAGAACTCAAAAGGATTGGCTCTATTGTTTAAAGGGAGATGCTACAAGCGTTTTGATTACTTACTCCGATGCCAGTACACAAACATTCTCTTTGCCATCTTCAAAGGTTGTGAGAA